ATTCCTTATCTCCCGTTCATTGAACTCAATGGCTTCACCTAGTTGTCCATACCAGAACTCAACGCTCATCTTAAGCTTATCATTCTTTGTCTTAAGAGCCTCGATTGTTTCATGTTTAGCTCTGTTGAGAGCTTTTAGTTCTGCTACTTCTTCTCTTAGTTTGTGTATTTGTTCTTCTCTATCATCGAATAGATGTCTGAAAGAATATGCTTCCCAGCAGTGCTTATTACAACATCTCTCAAGGTTTTTACCTACCTTAACATCAATGCCGGCAGGGTCATTAATGTCCAATTCTTCGGAACAGTTTAGGCAGTTAACTATGGGATAACCATATTTGCCAATCTTGTTAGTAAGAGAAGGCAATTTACATTACCTCTCCTACTGTTAGTCGTTCTTCTTCTGGTTTTCCTCTATTGTATAGACCAACGATTCGACCTATCATCTTTCTGTTGCCATGAGGAGTAAACACGGTAGTTGTATTACCTACTGTTGCTACTTTTGTTCCCTTCATACCATTAACTACCTTGACAATCTCGTCAGGTGTTAAGCCTTCAATCTTAAAGAACCAATCAGTTCCTTTAGATTTCACAAGGTTAACAGCTTTGGCTTTGTAGTTCTTAACATTGGATTTCTTAACCTCTGTTATTTCTTTAACCTCTTCTGTTTCTTTTGTGGTGTTGCTTAAAATTGCAGGTGTGTTAATCTGTGCTATTGTTTCAAGTGTCTTAGTAATAGCAAGATTACTATTTTGAATTACCTTTAATGATTCTAATATTAAAGAATCCATTTCAGGTGATTTCTTTTCTTCTGTTTTTTTTCTTTTTAAGAAATTTAACATAATTAAGAATATCATACATACTATATAAGAAATTATTGCCAGACTGTATCAGTTTATATATTGGAGTGCCTAGTCCATATGGCGAAAATTCAAAATTTGAAACCTTTCAAAAATACAAATTCACAGATACAAATCCGGATCTAAAACCTGAATCGAATTCTGAATCAAATCATCCTTCTTAATAAGATACGCAGTTTTAGATTTATAATCTCCCTTACCAGTAAAAGTAACTTCACGGTAGTTTTTATCTTTAATCGTTTTCCATATACGTTTCGGGGTGATCAGTAAAAATTTATCACCTGTGTAAAATATCCAGATAGAAGACTTGGTCGTATTAATGGCTGAAGGTTTACCACCAAAAGAAGTCTCAATAACAATATTACCGGTTTCTTTTGATTTCTCATCAGATTTAACCTCAACACCTAGATTTTCGGAGGGTACAAATATATCCCATTCCTTACAATATCCATCTATAATATGAGCATCATTCCAAATTTCTTTTACAATTTTTAAAGCTCTTCGTTCTACATCTTTTCCTTTAACAAGGTCTCTTTTAAAACTACTCATTGTTAATAATCACGGGTGCCACATAACGGACATTTAACTGCTTTATAGCGTACCTTACATTTTTTACAGAGTTTTCCAAAAAACTGATTCATTTCGAAATCTCTACTTGTATACATCATCACATCACCAGAAGAGTAACTCCTAACATAATCGGAACAGCGATGGCTGGTATGACAATCATATATAATTCGGGGTGCTTTTGAAAAAGTTTCATCATCCTACACCTACATTGAATCCTTTGATGTTGTCGGGTGCTTCATTATTATCAATTCCGTCGCTGACAAGCGTTCCTTGGATTCTGAATATACATCTTATTAAATCTCTTTTACTATGATCATTAAATGGTTCAAGACAAGCAACACATATACAAGCACCTATTATCTTATTACCTAACTTTGTAGATTTTGGTTTCTTTCTTTCTCTAGACATTTATAACATTTCTCCCATTAGTAATATCTGATAAATCAACACCAATATACTTTACACGCTGAA